GATACTTCTGGGCCGCCGCCGTCATGCGCCCGCCCCATGCCGACAGTTCCCGCTGCTGGGCGTCGATCTGCCGCGCCTGCTGCCGGACCTGCGCTTCCTGCTCCCGCCACTCAAACTGGGCTTTCCGGCCTTCCCACTTCGCCACCGCCCGCAGATACTTCGCGTAGTCGTTGGCAAAGGCGGGATCGTCCTCGGCGGGTTCCGGCTCCCGGAAGCCACCGGCCTGCTGGGTGGCGGCCTGTGTCTGCTCCACCTTCGCTTCGGCACGGGCAATCTGCGCGGGCGGGGCCTGCTGGCTGCGGAGGCGCTGCAGTTCGGTCTCGGCGGCCTGTGCCCGTTCCTCGGCGGCTTTGGCGCGGCCGGTCAGCTGCTGAATGCGCGGGGCGTCCTCGGGGGTCGCCCGCTGACTCTGTGCCCGGTGCCGAATCTTCCCGTCCGCAAACTTCCCCGTCTCCTTCTCGCGCCGCTGTTCGGCGGAGTGATGGCGCCGCTCCTCGGCCTCGGCGGGCGTTTCGTCGGCCCGGGTCGGGCTGTAGGCCTGCGCGTGGTCGGTGACCGACAGTTCAGGCTCCGGGGTCGCCGGAGTCTCGGGGGCGGCGGCTGGGGCTCCACCGGGTTGTTCAGCGTCCATGTGCGCGTGCTACTCCTTCCGTCTCCACGAGCCGCTGCGAGAGACCCCGAATGGCCTCCCGCAGCGCCTCCTCAATCGTGCGGGCTGACACGTTCAGCGTCAGCCCGACCTCGGCCGGAGTCTGACCGGCAAGAAATCGGCGCACCGCCTGCGCCTTCCCCTCATCGGTCAGCATCCGGTGGTCCGGCATCGGCTTAGACCGGGGTGCCGACGGGCGGCGGGGTCGTGGGCAGGCTGTTGTCCGGCACCAGAATCAGCCCGTGACACGCCAGCCACTTCACCACAAACTTCCGGCCGGGGACAATCGGCTGCGTCGAGGGCAGTCCTCCGCCCGGCAGGTCATTCGACGGCACCGTGGGATCGAACGGATAGACCGGCAGCGTGGTGATATGCCCGCCGCCCGGCAACCCCTGCGAGGGATACGCCGGACTGCCCGGCAAGCCCTGCGAGGGATAGACCGGTGGCAGCGCAATGGGATTCGTCGGCGCTTCCCCGGCATCAAAGAACGTGATCATCGCCATCTTGGAATACATCGGTTATCTCCTCACGCGGCGGCGGAGTCTCGTCGCCACACAGACCAGTCCCGTGCCCATCAGCAGCAAGCTGGCAGGCTCAGGCACCGGAGGGGTCGTGCTGAAGGTGCCCGTGGCGTCCGCCGTGGCCGACGCAATCGTGCCCCCCGTGATCGCCAGTCCACCCAGCCAGTCCGAGAACGACAGCGCGAAGCCCTGCGGAATCCCAAACAGCGCGGGATTCAGCACATCCGACGTGCCGGAGAAGCTGTCCGGGGGCTCGGAGGCATTGAGGGTCGGGCTGGACCCGCCAGCGCTGCCTGCCACCTCATCGCCAAAGTTCACGGTCAGCAGGTTCAGGGACGACAGGCTGGTGAAGGAGACCATCCCCGCAAACTCCTGCGTGATGACCCCCGCACTGTTCACCGCCGCGCCCGTGCTGGTGGCGGAGAAGTTCAGCTTATAGAGGCCATTGGTCAGCCCCAAGCAGCCGGGGACGAGACAGAAGGACTGATCGAACACGACGTTCACGTCCAGATCGGTGGCCGAAATCGTGGTGCTGCCTCCACCCGCCGTGATGGTCCACGGATTGGTGAAGGTCGTCTGATTGAACTGCAGAATCGTGGAGGCTGAGGCCGGACTGACCACGAACAGCAGGAGGGGAAGTAGCACAAGCCATCGTCGCATGAGGGAGTCTCCTTTACGGGTTACGGTGCGGGGGTTGGGGATTCCACGGGTTCGGGCGCCTCGCCCACGGGTTCGGTGGTCTCTGCCGCTTCGGGGGGCGCGGGGGTCTGCGCCAGCTGTTGGTCGGCGGCCTGCTGGGACTGCGAGAGGTTCAGGGCGTGCTGCCGCTCCAACATCGCCTGCTGCTGCTCGTGGGCGTGCTCCAGTCCGAGGGCCATCGCCTCATCCTCGGAGGCCTTATCCGCCAGCACGCCTTTGCCCAGCAGATTGATCTTCGCCACGGCGATGGCGGTCGCATCCTTCATGCGCTGGAGTTCCAGATCGCGGGTCATTTCCATCTGCTTGCGCTCGCCTTCGCCCTGCTGCCGCACGGTCTCGGTTTGCACGGTCGCTTGATGCTCCAGCACTTTGCCTTCCGCCACGGTGTGCAGTTCCCGCATCGCCGCTTCGGCGTGCTGAATCTGCTGCTCCAGCTGGGCAATCTTCGCCGCACTGACGGGATCGAAGTTCTGCCCCTGCTCCTCGGCCTCCAAAAACTTCTGCACGGGCGGCGCGAGCATGACCCGCTGCCGCTTCGCCAGCTGCTTGGCCTCGGGAATGTCCATGTTCTTGTAGAACAGATCGCCGCCGACCGCCATCTGCATCGGGTCGGCCCCGAGAATATCCCCAAACATCCGCACAAACTGGTCGCGCCGATTCGTGACCGACTTGCTGACCTTCACCAGCACGTTGAAGTGGGCGTCCTTCGTCAGCTTCGCCCGCTTCACCGCCTGCACCTGCGGAGAGACCGGGGGCGGCCCCAGCGGTCCCGGTGGCATCCCCATCGGTCCCGGTGGCAGTCCCGGCCGCCCCGCAGGTCCCGGCATCCCCATCGGCGGCGGTCCCGGGACGGGTCCCGGTCCCGATAATCCCGATAATCCCGACGGAAATCCCGATAATCCCGACGGAAATCCCGATACTCCCGGTCCCGGTCCCGGCATCCCCTGCGGTCCCATCCCCTGCGGCGGCTGGGCGCTGTCCACCCGCATCAGTTCGCCCTCGCCCTCGCCCGTCAGCACCCGCACCAGCCGACCCGGCTTCGCGCCATAGATGGGATAGAGCAGCCCGTTCAGAATCTGCCCCTCATAGCGAATCGACCGGATCAGGTTGTCCATGTAGTTCGACGTGCCCATCCGGGACTCTTGAATCAGATACTGCGCGTGCCGGGCACTCTTGACGCTGGGATCGGTCTGCCCCAGCGCCGGGTCACTCACGTTGGTGGTGTCCTTCACCGCCTGATCAAACAAGCCGATGCTCTGCGCCACCCCGGCATTCAGGTCACTCACCGGAGGCCGCATCGGGGGCCGCAGTTCCCGGCCCTCATCGTCATAGGTCCGATACTTCAGGCTCCCGAAGGTGCGGACGTTCATCAGTTCGTAGTCGGTCTCAAAGCCCTCAATCGCCACCGGGTCCACCATCAGCGGCGGAATGGGCGTCAGGCCCACCATCTCCACCTGCTTGCTGACCATGTAGTTGAGGCCCATCTGGGACGACCGCGCCTGCCGCACCATCCCCTCGGCCCGCCGCTGCTCGTCGTAGGGGAGAATCTCCTCCCCGAGCACTTTGATGATGGGCATGTCCGACCCCAGCCAGTCGGTCTCGTCCACCTTCGCCGTGCCGCCCACGATCTTGCACCACTTGATCTGCTTCTCCACCACGGTGCGGCGGCTGACGGCCTCCACGTCCTCGGGCACGTCCTCCGCCCAGACACTGCGGCCATCGGGCAGCAGCGCGAGACTGCGCGGCGTCCGGTCGGTGTACCAGTAATCGGTCACCCGCACGGCCACCTGCTGGATGGTGCTCGTCTTGCCGTCGTGGTCCTGCAGCGTATAGGACTGCCGATACCAGTCGGGATACTCCTCCGCCATGCTGATAAAGTCATCCTCGCCATACTGCCCGAAGGGCGAGGGCTTTCCGTTCGCCAGCGTCGGATACTCGGCGGCAATGCGGTCCCACGGCACCCACGTCCCGATAAAGCCCCAGTCAGCATCGGACCCGTCGGGCTGCTCGTGGCTGGGGTCCAGCACGACCCCGGCTTGGTTGTAGATCCGGTGGATATAGATTTCCTGATCCCACGTCTGCCCCGGCAGATACCGGGTCATCACGAGGTAGTACCCGCGGCCCGCAATCACCGCCCGCTTGAAGGCCCACGACCGGGCATCCGCGGCTTGGGACTCCCGCTGAATGCGCCGCACCAGCCCTTCGCGTAACGTGATTTCCGTGTCATCCGGCGTGATGCCGAGGTCGCCAAAATCATCGGCGGGCACAATCTCAATCCCGATGTCAGACTCCCGCTCCTGATTCAGCACCTGCTGGACGCTGCGCCGCACTTTGTTGATGACCAGCGTGGGACGGGCGGGGATGGCCGGTTGCCCGCTGCCGGGCTGCTGCCCCGCCCGCGCCCGCTTCACGTCCACGGGCCACTGGTCCCCATCCTCAAACCCGATGTCCTCCTGCTCCCGCAGCGACTGCGGCTGCTCGGCCTCGTTGCCCAGCTTGAACCGCTCGCGGGCGGTCTTGAGGAAGTCATCGGCATCCAGCGCGTAGCGCGGCATTCAGTGGATCCCTTTGGCGGGAGAGACAGACTGCGGGTGTCGTTTCAGCGCGGCCATCCGCAGCGACTCGGCGTGAATCTCTTCAAGCATGTAGCGGAGATTGGTGAAGGCTTCCACCTGCACGTCGGGCACGGCTTTCCGAAAGGTCTCAGAAAACTGACGCAGTTCCACGCCGCCCGTCGCCGGGTCAAAATAGAAGCGCACCATCAATCGCATGACTCAGGGCTCGGGGATGCCATCAGGTGACGTGATCCCACGCCGCGCTCCTTCTCCCAGCCAAAACGACTGGCTAATGCCTGCGCGTGCTCACGTTCGCGCTGCGTCAGGGGCTCGCGTGATGCCACGATGGAGCCAATCGCGATGAGACGAGCGGTATCGGAGGGCAGTTGATCGGTACGAAGCGCCTCGCTGATCAACGCCCACCGCGCCTCATCATGATCGAGGGTCATACACCACCATCCTCACTGCGCCACGCGACCGCCCGGTATCGGTTATACTGAAGGCACTTTCGGGGTTCTCTCGGTACGTCCGGGAATCAAGCGGCTCAGTGTTCGAAGCACCGAGCCGTTTGATCTGTACCCGTGTGGGATACGTGTCCAGATCGACCCAGCGAATGATCGGGAGTAGAACCGCATTCATCAGGCGCATAACTCAGGCCTCGGGGACGCCATCAGGGGGCTTGATTTCCAGCGCCGCGCGGGCCAGCCGCAGGGCTTTGCGTTCGTTGCGCAGCTTCGCCAGTTCCTCGGGCGTCAGCGGGAGCGTATCCGCCTCCACCGTCAGCCGCAGGTCGGTCTCCTGCACCACCAGCGACCGCAGGCAGTTGGGGCAAATCTCAATCCTCACAACGTGGCGTCCGCATCCGTGACATCGTCCCCTTCATCGGCATCCGGCTCCTCGGATTCGGCATCATCCGCATCCGCGGCCTCCTCCTCCTCGATGCTCATCGCGTCCGCCGCCTCCTGATCCTCGGGCAGCAGATCCAGATCGGGCTCCGTCATCACCGGCCTCCCTTCGCCGCGTCGTAGCGTTTCGCGTACGCATTCCCACCGCCCGCCCGCCGCTGCACATCCAGCGCGATGGCGATGGCTTGCTTCCGCGGCCGTCCCGCGGCTTCCTCTCGCGCAATGTTCTTCCCGACCGCGGCCTTACTCGGGCTTTTGATCAACGGCATTGGTCCTCCTCGGCGGCGCCTCATACAGCTTCGCCCGCTGCGCCCACTCCCCACACCAGTCCGTGGCCCCGGTCCCCGGCCAGTCGCCGTCCCGGTTCGCCTCGGTAATCTGGGGCGGCAGCCGGTGGCACTCGCCCACCAGCGCCGTCCCGTCCACGACCGCCCAGAAGGCGCACGTCGCACAGCGGCGCAGCTGGGCCATCAGGCCTTCTGCCGCCGCCGATGATGAAAACTCTGCTGCCGCGCCGCCGCCTTCGCCTGCCGGTCCTGATCGGTGCGCAGCGTCTCCACGTAGCCCGACTGCTGATCCAGCACTTGCTGCCGATACCGCACGCCCGCGGTCGCCGCGTCCCGGTGCAGGCTGCAGCGGCCCATCGTCCCCATCCGATACAGCGCAGACTTGCCGCAGATCCCGCACGTCGTCACGAGCAGCGGCAGCGCCCAGTTCAGCACCTTCTTGCTGAACCGCTCCCCGTCCCGCACCTGTGCCGCCACCGTAATCAACAGACTCCGATAGTCGCCCAGTGGCGACTCGGCCACTCGCGCTTCCAGCGCACAGGCAATCTGATCATTGCTCCACGGAATCGACGCCCGCCAGATCGCATACCGGGCCGCAATGGCGTCCTCGGTCTGCGCGCCCGTCTGATGCCCACGGGCCTCTAGACGCCGACGGGTCTCTAGACTCCCCACGACATTTCCACGCTGTGCACGGGCGGCAGTATGCCACGTTTGATCGCGGGTTTGATCGCCTTCACCGTCTGCGCGAACGTCAGCGCCAGCGCGTCGGCATCATCGGGACTGTCAATGCCGCGCTTCTTCATGTCCTCTTTGCTTTCGAGCCAGATCCGTTGCTGCCGGTCCGGCCGCAGCCCCGGCCCCAGCAGGTCACTCTCCAGCCGCGGCGCCGTGTCAATCGCGCCGGTCAGCAGCCAATCCTTCAGTTCGCTCCACATATGGTCCCGCATATACCGCCGCTTGGGGTTCGGACTGTCCGACCCGAAGTTCACCTCCAGCACGTTCCGGTGCCCGAGTTCCCGCAGCCGCGTCCCGATGGCGCCCGCAATGCCCGCCGAATCGAGGAACAGCATCCGCACCGGGTGCCCGGCATAGGTGGTCGTCAGCACATCCGCCAGCCGGTTCGTCAGCACGCTGGGGTCCCGCGTCAGTTCCCCGGGAATGCGAATCGGCGGAATGCTCCGGGCATCCCGGCCGCGCCGGAACCGCACCACGTTGAAATCCGAGCCCCCCCACGCCAGATCACAGCCCGCAATGAGGGGTTCATCCGGCAGCACCGTCACGCTGCGCGTCTGCGCCGCACTCACCCGCTGCTGGTCGATGAACTGCGCGTCGGAGGCATTGGGGGGCAAGCCCAACACCCGGACCCGGAAGAAGTCCGAGTCCTCGCCGTAGTCCTGCGCCCACTCCGCAATCTGCTGCTTATTGGTGAAGCGCGACGTGCGGCTGTCCACCACCACGACGTGATAGCGGTGCCGCAGACTCCCGAAGCACGCCTGATAGAAGCTGCCGTTGGACCGCGTGCAGTTGCCAAAGAGGAACTGCATCGGCTCCCCGTCGGTCAGCCCGCCCTCCTCCACTTTGTGAATGACTTCGGGGACGCCCGCATCTTCGTCATTCAGGTAGAAGCTGGTGGAGTTCTTCGCGTGCTGTCCCGCGAACGATTCGGAGTTCTCCTCTTTGCTGCTCTGCGGCGCACAGAACCACGACGCCCGGAAGCCCTTCCGATACATCCGGTCGGCGTTGATTTCAAACCAGTGCGCCGTCCGGCACAGCTGCGTCCACCGCTGCACCGCCGCCCATGTCTTGGTCTGCAGCTGCGTGATGGTGTTCGCCGTGATGGTGCCCTGACAGTGCGGCCGCGTGGACATAATCCAGTCCACCAGCCACGCCGCCAGCGCACTGCCGCCGACCCCGTGGCCTTTGCTGACGGCGCCGCGAATCACCGGCACGGCCTCCACGCCCTGAAACTTCCGCGCTTTCACTTCCTGCCCGACCCAGCGCAGAAAGTCCCGCTGCCAGTCATCCGGCCCGGGCTCGTGTTCGAGCGCCGTCCCGGCTTCCTGCCACGGATACATCGCGTGCACGAACCCCAGCGGGTTGGCGTAGTACGCCGCCACCGCCTCATGCAGCAGCGTCTCGTAGGCCGCGGCGGACGGGGCCACGGGCATCAGCGCACCGCGAGTCCGCTCCACAGCCCGAGCAGGTTGAGCAAATACAAACACAGGGCAATCACGATCACGACCCGGATCACGACTTTGATCGGGGGGTCCATCGGGATGTAGGTTTCGATCAGGTAGAGCACGACGCCCAGAATCACGAGCACCAGCACGACGGTCACGAGTGTGGCGAGTGTCATTCGGTTACCTCAGTGCCTATCGGTATTCCTGCGGTCCCGACTCCGGCCACCGGGGCCGGTGCCACCGCCGCCTGTGTCTCCAGCGTCTCCACCCAGTCCGCAATCGCCGCCCGAGTCCACCGATGCTGATCATTCAGGTGCCCGATCACAATCGCCGGAGGCCAGCCGGGGCAGTCGGCACACACCGGACAGGAGACGCGGCGGACAAACAGCCACGGCCAGCCGCGATTGACGAGACTATAGGCGGCCGTGGAGAGGCCGCGGAGGCCCCGTGGCGCCGCCTGCGTGGCCTCCAGCGCCGCGCCGAGGGCACAGCGAGCCTCTCCCACCATCCCCGTCGGCCCGAAGCCCTGCGGGCTCAGGAGGGCTCCCAGCCGCATCGCCTCACTCAGGCGCATCGGTCGCCTCCTGTGTCGCCACCCAGTCGGCAATCGCCTCCCGGGTCCAGCGGTGGCGGTCGTTGAGGTGCGTGATCTGATTCTCATAGTGCCGATACCCGCAGGCGGGACACGGGACGTGCATCAGCGCCTCCAGCGGCGCCGCCCACGGCCGGAGATTCGGGCAGGGGTCCACCGGACGACCCTCGGCCAGACAGAGCGCTTCCCACGCCGCCCCCAGCGCACAGCTGCCGCCGTCGTCCCGGTACGCGCCGAAGGCCTGCGGCCGGAGCATCGCGCCTGCTCTGATCGCGTCACTCAAGCGCACGGCTTACTCCCAGAGCAGGAACAGCGCAATCAGCCCCGCGGTGCAGGCGACCGCAAACAGCGTCAGGGCGACCAGCTGCACGATCAGCCATCGGTCCTCAGTCGGATTGGGCGGCACGAGCACGACCGGCGAGGAGGGCTTGAATCAACGTGTCGGTGCCCTGCAGTTCGATCTTGTCGGTGAGCAGGCCGTGATGGCGGGCCGCGAGTTCCACGTATTTCCCGCGGTCGGCCAGTTTGATCTTCACGATGGTGTCGGTGTGGCCGTCGCCGCCATCGAGGTTGCGGCGCACGACATCGAGGCCGGTGATGGCCCATGCATCGGCTTCCGACCACTCGGAAATCGGCTTGACGCGGCCGTGGCTATCGAACAGGCGGCGGGGGTCGTACTGGGCGCCGCGGCGGATGGCCTCCACGGTGGATGCGGCGGTCAGCTGCGCATCGCGCAAGAGCAGTTCGCGGGTGACGACCGTTTTGAGGTCGCGGGAGCCCTTCGGGCGACCGGCGCCGGGGCGGCGTCCGCCTTTACGCTTCTGGAGGTGGAGAGGCTTCCGGGCCATGCGGAATCGATCTAATCAACCACGAATCAATCCGCGGCAGTATACACCGGCTCAGCGCCACTGTCCGGTGAGCGCATAGACGACGGCGGTTCCGGCCTCGGTGGTCGGCACCCATGTGATGACGGTCACGGCGCGGTCGGCGCCAGCGGTCACCGCGGCGCGGTCCTGTCGGCGGATGGCGGTGTAGGCCTGCATCGCGGTCGGGTAGTGGGTGGTCGTGCCTGCGTGGGTGACGGCCCACCCGTCCACGGCGGGCCGCTGCTCGGTGATGGTGACGGTGCGAGTCATCAGCGGGACTCCTGTGCCAGACGGGCGGCCCAGACTTTGGCTTCACGCAGCGTGGAAATGGACGGGATCAGCAGACGGTCCTGCGCCCAGAGGTCGTAGGCGTAGACGGCCGTCTGCGTCATGCCGACGTTCCCGCTGTGCGGGTAGCGGTGCCGCACGACCCGCCGACGGATGATGACGGTGCGGGTCATCAGCGGGCCTCCTCATCGCGGACCAAAAAGCCCAGCGCCATGCGGAGGTCCTGTGCGGAGCCCACCGAGTAGCTGATCGTGTCGGACTCGCGGAAGCGCCAGCCGCGCAGCGCGTGGACGAACACGCGGCCCTCGTCCAGACCGCCGCCTTCGATTTCTTCAATGCGGGGGTCCTGTGCGGCCTTCCGCAACGAGGCCATCGCCCGGAAGCCGTTCGCGTTCGTGATGCCGCGCTGTGTCGGTGTCATGAGAGAAGCTTACCTGAAGCGGTTTCGCTTGTCAACAGGAAAAATGAGGGGCGGCGGCTAGGCCGCCACCTCCCCGAGAACGACGGCCTGCCGGGGCCGCTTGAAGAAGGCGAAGTGCGGGTCGTTCCCCGCCTGCAGGGTCGCCACGAACTGGACCGTCGCGCCCTTCGCCACGTCCAGCGAGGTCGGGACGGTGCCCCACGCCAGCCAGCTGCCCGCGGGGGTCTGCACCTTCACGGTCATCTTCAGCGACGTGCCGTAGGCGCCCTCATGCACCTTCACGCTGACCACCGTGCCGCGAACCGTGACGGTGCCGGTGGGCGCCGCCACATGCTGCTCGGCCGGGGCCGGGTTCCGCACCTCGGCGGCCAGCGTGGCCGCGAAGGCGATCTGCTTGTCGCTGAGGCTGTGATACTGCGTCAGCTTGGCCGAGAGGTCCCGCAGGATGGGGTGGGCCTGCTGCAGGTCCTCCGCGAGGCCGGGGTGCGCCGCGAGAAAGGCCGTCCGGGCCTCCCAGTTCGCCACCCGCGTCAGCTGGGCCGCGGCGGCGGCCTGACGGCGCCCGAGGGCCAGCTGATAGGCGCTCCGGTCCACCAGCAGCGCGTACTTGTCGGCGCACTGATGGCCGAGGTGAATGTGTTCGCCGGTCGGGACGTGGACCCAGACATCGCCGTAGAGGAAGTGCGCGCCGCAGGTCGAGCACTGCCCGGTGCCGCCCGTCTCGGCAAAGCGGACGTGGGCGATGGTGGAGAGGCCGGTGAGGCAGCAGCGGCCGTCGGCATCGTGGCGGCCGGGGCTCACGAGGACGATCCGGCCGGTCGTCTCGTCAAAACGGCAGACCGCCCGATCCCGCTCGCAGTTCACGCCGACGCCGGGCATCTGCGTGGGGAGGTCATACGACAGGACGTGGGCGTAGTCGGCGGGGACGATCACGCTGGGGCGGTGGGCGTCGGTGCGGGTCTGTGTCATGGTCCGGTCTCCGGTATGTGTGGGTGGCTCACGCGCCACCACAGACACTGTAACCGAAGCCGCTTTCGCTTGTCAAGTGGTTAGATCAGGGCCACCGCCTCCGCCACGCTCGCCACCACCACCACCGGCACCCCCGCCGCAGCCATCGCCGTATGACACGCCGCTTCGGCCGGGGTCAGCGTGCGGCGGCTGGGCGACAGGCGCCCGTCTTTGATTTCCACCAGCCGCAGCACCCCCGCCCGCGCCACCACGACATCGGGGAAGCCCCCGCCCAGCCCCGAGGTGTCCCAGACCAGCCACCCGCAGGCCCGCAGCGCCTGCACCACCGCGGCGTGGTTCGCATCGACGCGGGCACGGCGCCTCACGGCTTCTCAAACAACGGCCGCTGCTCCGTCACCCAGCCCGCAGGCGTCCGGAACGTCAGGGGGGCCGGAGAGGCCGTGATGGGCGTCTGGGGGTCAGGGGGCGTCAGCTGGTAGTCTTTGGCCGCACAGGCCGCGCAGCGCCGCAGGCGGGCCGTCGTGACGAACAGCACGGGGTCGCCTTTCCGCATCCACTCCCGACACAGCCCGCAGAGGACCATGTGCGTCACCCGGCCCCACGTCATCGCCGCCCCCAGCGCCGCAGCATGTCCAGATTGCGGACTTCCGCAGGCGTGCGCTGCACGGTCGGCACGACCGCCGCCAGCGGTTCATCGGTCCACCGTTCCCCCCGCAGCCACGTCGCCGGATACGGCACATAGGCGCCGCCGTCCTTCGTCCATGACTCCTGCTCGACCTGCCATGCCAGCGCCTCCGCCATCAGGGCCAGCACCGCCGCGGTGGGCCGCAGCTGCGTCCACGCCTTCAGCGCGTCCTTCTTCGCCACGCGGCGCGGGTACGCCGCCCAAAACTCGTCGAACGTGGTCATGGCCCATTCACCTCCGGTGTACTTACGCGATCTAGAAGAACGTACCACCGGCATCTTTTTCCCCTCATCTCCCTATGCGGAGCCTGTAGGAAATCTCACCATCATCACTGTCACCCAACGTCGTGATGAGGGACCGGGAGGGAAGATGCCGTCAGCCCGTCCCCGGATTTAGGTGCTGGGGTTCTGGCCCACCAGCGGCGCTATCAGCGCGGCGCAAACTGCGTGTCGCCTGTCTCGCGGGTTCTGCTTTGTATCGCGCTAGCCCGACAGCGCGACCGGGATTTGTGTGGAAGGCTGAAAGGTGGGATAGAATAGGTCCGGAGACCGACTCCAGCCGCCTTCTGTGCTGCCTACACAGATCGCGGTCACCGTGCGCGGTGTCCCCACCGCCCGCGGTCAGGCCCGTTGGAACCGCATCGGTTCGACGGGCCGCTTTTATTTAACGGCGCCTGCGCCGAAAAGATCAACTACAAAATACAGCGTACTCAGCCGACCCACGCCCACTTGACGAACCGGATGAACAGGTAGAGCAGGCTCAGCGGAATGCTCAGCGCCAGCACCACCCAGCCCAGACGCACGGTCACGTCCCAGAGCCAGTCCCATGCGCGATTCAGCGCAGCTATTACGGGTCCACCCACACACCAGAGCATCGCGGGCACCACCACGGCCGCTGCGAGACCGATCCAACTCCCCGGGAGACCCTGCACGGCCTCCGCGATGACCCTGCCCAGCGCCAGCACATAGAACACCCGCCAGATCTCCGGTGAGGCGAGTGAGACCGGATCGGTGAGTTTCATGCGGTCGGCTCGACCCAGTAGCGGAAGTCAGCCGTCGCGTACGGCCGTGGACGATTCAGCTTCGCCGCTTCCGCGGTCGCCTCCTCCCACGTCTGAAACACCTGCGTCTGTCCGTTCTGCTTGAGGGGGGCCTCACGGGTCCCGGTCACGCCGCCACTGACGCGGCACATCACAATGTAGGTCATGGTGTCTGCTGGTGTCTGTGTCATGAGAACAGCATAACCGATAGCGGATTCGCTTGTCAAGCCCCCTCGCAGAGCCCCAGCAGCGACAGCTGGGCGTCCGGCGTCGGGGCCTCCGCCTGCACCTCCGCAAACAGCGGCGCCACCGCCGCAATGCGCGCCTGTGCGAGGGCGAGATAGGCGGCGTCCTGCTCGATGCCCACGTACCCGCGTTGCTCCGCTCGACAGGCCATGCCCGTCGTCCCTGAGCCCAGAAAGGGGTCGAGCACCGTGCCCCCGATGGGCGTGACGAGCCGCACCAGCCAGCGCATCAGCGCCACCGGCTTCACCGTGGTGTGGTGATTGCGGGCGACCCGCGCCGCCACATCCCGGTCCATCGATCCGGCGCGAATGCCCGCACGCGGATTCTGGAGCCCCTTGCTGCCCGGTGCGCGGTTCGTCAGTTCCGCCGCCGTCTTGGCTTCGAAGGCCTCACAGCCCCAATCCCGCTCCTCGCGTGACGGCTTCGCCGTGAAGAAGAAACGCGAGGCGCCGCCCGTATCGTCTGGAGTGTCGGTCGTCAGCACGCGGCCCACGCCGCCGTGGTAGCCCATTCCCGCACGCCACGTCCCCGCTGGGGTCGCAGAGGACGTGCTCAGACCGCTTTGCTCATCGAGCACGCGCGCCGCGCCGTCGTCCAGCGTGACGTTGGCGGGCCAGCGGCCGAGATCATGCGCGGCGGCATCGGTCACGCGGTTCAGCGACCCATCCACATCGAGGACGTGCCCGATGTACATGCTCCCAGCCTTCCCCCAGCCGCTCATCGTGCGAATCGTCTCCGCATCATCAGCCGACATCCGAATCCGGCAGGCATCAATGTTCAGCGCCCCTGTGCCGTGCGCCGCGACGTTCGCCGCCACCGTTCCGGTGAATCGCTTGCGCGCCATAATGATGGGCTCATAGGCGGGCTTCAGCGCCGTCCCTAACCCCTCGCCCAGATTGAGCGACTTCGGAAAGCCGGAGGCATACAGCCACGCGAGACAATCGCGAATCTCAAAGCCCGCATCTTCGATCGCCACCGCCATCCGGTGATAGGTGCGCGTCCCGCCACACGCCAGCAGATACGCCCCCGGCTTCAGCACGCGATGCACCGCCCGCCACGTCGCCGGGTCCGTCGCCACGCCGCTGGAATCCCACGCCTTCCCCATAAAGCCGAGTTCGTACGGCGGGTCGGTCACGCAGGCCTCCAGCGAGGCCTCCGGCAGCGTGGGCAGCACCGCGCGGCAATCCCCGAGGAGCAGGGACTCGATCATCGGCACGCCCCGCAGACAAACCGCGGCACGGTCATCCACCACCAGCGGGCACACCGCACGCAGCGCACCAGCAGCGCCGTCCGCTGATTGCAGTCATAGACGCAGTTCATCGGGTCCGCCGTCGGCCAGCGGAGACGCGCCAGCAATCGAGGCAGAGGAACCGCAGCCGCGTGGCCCCGATGCGGATAAAACACCACGGGGCGGTCTGACAGGCCTCGCAGCGGGTACTCCGGCGCTGGTCACTCAAACCAGTGCCCCGTATGCCCCGGAGGGCGCCTGAACCCAAACCACGGCTTGAAGATGGGACAATACACCAGCAGCGCGACAACCCCACACAGGATCACGAGCCCCACGATCCCATCCGTCGTCATGCGTCCCTCCGCCACACCGCCCGCCATTGCGCCACCGTGCTGGCCTCGGGCACCCGCCGATCCTCCCGCCACCGCCGCACCGCATTCACCAGCCGCCAGAACCACGGCATCAGATCCGCCCCTCGTCAGGACTCGGTGGCAGCGGCATCCAATGCGTCGGCTCGCGGAGTTCGTCTATGCACCAGCCCGCGTCAGGATGCCATCGGCAGAGCGCGTACATGGCGGGGAGGCCGTGGACGCCCGGAGCCCAGACAAGAATCAACCGATCCCGTGGCGCATCCCGCATGGGGTGCCACTTCATCACGACGGCCCCTGCGTCCCATCCGCGCGATACCCCGGCGCCCGGAACACCGCCGTGGGACAGATCAGCCAGTAGCGCCCGACCGCCACGCCGTCCGTGAGATTCACCGCATAGTGCGCCTGCATCGCGTGCCCGCACTGTTCACAGCGGATGACCCACTCCGTCACGGGGTCCACGGCGTCCTCGACGGGCATCGTCGGCATGGAGCCGCCATTGTCTTTCAGGATCATCGGCTCAGCCCTTCCAGCCACGCGCCCAGCGCCATCGCCGCCAGCACCACGAGGATCAGCAGCAGTTCCCCCATCACGCGGCCTCCACGCTGGCGGCATCCGGCGTCACAATGCCATACCGATCCAGCGCCCAGAACCGCACGTCGCTGATGTAGTCGCTGACTTCCTCATGCGACATCTGCGACAGCGAGACCCGCAGCTTGAGGGGATTGGGCTCGGGCCGCAGGCCCCGCACCTCCAGCATGATCGCATCGTGCAGGGCGTCCACTTCATACGCGCAGTAGCCCAGCGCCTCCGCGATGACCGGATACAGCACCCCCCACAGAAAGCCCAGCTGCGACCGGGACTTCAGCCGCACCTGCCGCTTCAGCACCAGCTGCACCGGCTGATTCTTCAGCCGCTGCACATAATGCCGGAACAGATCCCGGGCCTCCAGCAGTAACTTCCCCTCGGCGGTCACGACGCCGTGGAACACCGGCACCGGCCCTGCCATCAGAAGGGCGGTTCCTCACCGCTGGGCGTCTTGGGCGTCGGTTTCATCACGCGCCAATCCGGGGTCTTGTCCCCCGGCTTCTTCCGGTCGTTTTTGAACACGACGCAGGGCTGCCCGTCAATCGTGCCGGTCATGTAGGTGCCGCGCCCGCTGGTCTTTTCCCACAGGGCGCCGCGTTCGTTCTCGTTCCGTGTCGTCTCAGCCATGACTCACTATCTCCTGAAGGACCGGGCCAATCCCGGCCAGTGTGTGCACCACGTCCACATCGCGGGACACCTCCGCGAGAAAGGCCCGCGCCTTCGTCGCATAGGCCGCAATGGACGACTCCGCCCGCGCGAACCGCACGATATGCAGATGCAACGGCGGTGGGAACCGATCATCGAAGCTGATGAAATCGCACCACGCCGCCCCCGTGATCCACAGGGCGTGCGTGACCTGCGGCCAGTACTCATGTCGCACCCCCGCCGCCCGGAGGTTCCGCAGGTGGGTGGCACTGGTCGGGGCCTTCACTTCGATCACGCCCTCCATGTCTCCAATGGACCCATCCAGCGAGCAGCCCGCGTCATCCGTCAGCGACCGCAGAAAGCCCGTCCGCTGCACCAGCTGCCCCGTCGCCGCCTCATACGCCCGCACCGCCCGTGCTTCGCAGTCGATCCCCCGCTGCAGCGCCGCGCTGACGTACCCCTCATCTGGCAGCTGGCCCGTGATCCGCTCACAGACCAGTTCCATCCGGTAGTCCCGCCGTGCGGCGGACTCCTCGCCGTTCTTGTTGAAGGCGAACACATCCCCCGCTCGGGAGCCTGTCAGTAGCCCCAGCCGTGCCCGATGCCACTCGGGTGACCGCTGCGGCGCGTCGATGATCGTAAACGGGTGGCTCACGACAACCCCCGGACACGTCGCCGTGCGGCAATCACCTTTACCAGCCGCTGCTGTACCCGCGTGATGACGGCGCGCGCATGGGCATCAATGTCCGTCCGGGCGAGAATCGCCCGCGCGTGGACTTCGGCAGCCTCGGCCATCGAGTCATTGATCACGTCCGTCCGAATGCGCCCGCCGTTGTCAATAATGCGACCCAGCACGGCGAAGCCATCAATCTCTCCAAACAGGAAGGGCACGTCGAACGCACGGACGTCAGCCGTCATGCGTCCCTGCCCTTCTCCGCCGTCACCGCCGCCGCGTGCTGCTTGAGCGCCTCCCACGCCTCCGGGTCGGTGGTCGTGAGGTGCTGCCGCAGATAGGGCTGGGACGTTTTCCAGACCTTCCGTAACGTCTCCGTGCCCTCATCGGCCACGGCCTCCAGATCGAGCAGCCACTGCTCATAGTCGGGCGGCGTCGGCACCACGTCCGCGGCCAGCGTCAGCGTCTCCGCCGCGTTGGCATCATCGTCATCGTCCGCCGCGATACAGCACAGCGCCGAGAGGCTGTAGCGGCGGGCGTAGGTGATGGCCGATCCCAGCTTCTGCATATCGGCCGAGGGCGGCAGCGGACAGGCACTCTCAATCCACTGCCCGGAGGCATGAATCAGCCGGGTGAGGACCCGGCTCACATCGAGCACCTGCACCACCGCAAGACCCTGCGCACTCAGCGCCGGGATGACGGCATCCCGAATGCCCGCGAGGTCCGCATAGCGAGAATGAAAGTGTGGATTCTCTTTGTTCAGCGGCGCGTTCTTCATCGCCGCCTGCGCCTTCGCCAGCGCCGCGGCCAGTTCGTTGATCTGCTCGGATGTCGTCATGGGGGGAAGTCTCCGGGTTAAGCCAGCGTCAGGCCCTGCGCCTGCGCCAGTCGTTTCAAGTCATCGCTGCGGTCGATACCCGACTGGGCACTGAGCCGCACGACGCAATGCGGGCACGCACTCACAAACTCCAGATCGGGGCTCGGGCGGGAGGTCCATGCCGGATGGTCGGCGCGAAAACAGTAGCGCAGATAATCCCACCCGTCACGGGTCCAGACCCGCACCAGCCCGTCGCCCAGCGCGTCCATCGTGCCCGCCTTCATGCGGTCCTCAACAGCCGGTGCAGCGGCACGCCGCACCGTTGGCAGATCCGAAACGCGGTCACGCTGCTGGGGAACCGCTTGCCGCTGAGGTAATAGCTCAGACTCGCGGCGGAAATTCCCAGCCGCGCCGCGATGTCCTTTTGCGTCACGCTGCGGGGCTGCGCGTCCACGTAGGCTCGCAGCGTCGGATAGGTTTTTGGGGCGGTCATATGGGCTCATTGTGTGACCTGTTGTGACGGGCTGTCAACGTTATTCCCACAGCCGCAGCAGGGTATCCAGCTTGCGCTCGATACTCGCCAGCCGCGTGCTGAGGCCCTGCATCGCCGGAGCCGGAGGGGCCGGGCTGGGCGCGGGCGTGGGGCGGGCCAGCGGCAGCCGCGGGTCCTCCTTCATCTCGCGCCGCAGCTGGTCCACGGCCTTCAGATCGAACCGCCGAAACCACTTCTGCGCGCCCGGCTTGCGTTCCGCGGCTGGGACCAGTCGGCCCTCCGCAATCAGCCGATACACGCGGTTCTTACTCACCCCGAGGCGGGCCTGTGTCTGGGGAATGGTCAGGTTCATGGTCGCTGTCTCCTGTGTGTGTGGGCTCGCGTCATGCCAGCCGAGTGACAGCCTGTCATACGTCATAACTCCGTGTCAACAGGATTCATGCGTGACGGTGAAAATAAATCTCGGGTCCTTCGTCATTTCGATGTTGACAACCGAAACCGCCTTCGGTTAATGTTGGGTCACTGGCGCTGAGGCCAGTCACACACCGAGGAGAACAGACCATGACCCCGACCACCACCCGCCGCATGACCGCCCCCCAGTTCGCCCGGCAGATCACGGCGAATTATCGCCTCGCCTCGCTGGCCGCCATCACTGTCTGGCCGCTCACGGTCCGCGTGGACTCTGCCCATCAGGAGGTCCTCGCCGCCGTCGAACAGCTGGCCCGGGCTGCGAACCTGCGCGTTGTCGTCACCCCCTGCGCCGCCATCATCGCGGGCTTCTAGTTCACACACACACACACACACACAGGAGATAGACCAATGGCACACAATCTCGCAACCATCGACGGCAAGATCGCAATGGCCTATCAGGGCGCCACCCCGTGGCACATGCTCGGGACCCGGCTGCCCGACGGCCTGCACAGCATCGCCGCGGGGCTGGACGCCGCCTCGCTCAACTGGACCGTCCGCACCGAGAAGCTGTATCTGCAGGACGGCGCCCCCGTCCCGATGAAGCGGGCCGTCGTCCGGGACACGGATGCCCGGGTCCTCTCGGTGGTCTCAGAGGCCTATCAGCCGATCCAGTACCCGGAGGCCTTCGGTCTGTTCCAGTCGGCCGTGGAGGACTTCGGGCTGACGCTGGCGGCGGCGGGTGCCCTCGGGCAGGGCGAACGGGCGTGGATGCTGTTCCGGCTCCCCACGGTCCTCACCCCCGTGGCGGGCGATGACATCAACGGCTACGGGCTGGCCGTCACCGGGCACGACGGCAGCACCTGTTTCGAGTTCCGGCCCACCCCGATCCGGGTGGTCTGCCAGAACACGCTGGACGCCGCACTGGGCGGCAGCTTCGGCCGCGGCACCGTGAAGGGCCGCATCTTCGGCATCTCGCACATCGGCACCACCATTCCCCAGCAGCTGGATCAGGCCCGCACGCTCGTCTCGCAGGTCCTGCAGGCGATGGAGCAGACCGGGCAGACCTTCACGCAGATGGCCCACCAGCGCCTCACCCCCACGGAGGTCATCGCCTACATCGAAACGGTGTTCCCGTCCGGCCCGAAGGGCGAGGTCAGCCCGTTCGTGGCGCAGCAGCGGTCGGTCGTGGCCGATCTGGTGTTCCACGGCGTGGGAGCCGAGGTGGCGATGTCCGAGACGGACGGCGTGCCGAATCCGTGGGCCGTCTACAACGCGGTCACGGAGTACTTCGATCACGTCTACACCGGCACGGGCGCTACGCCTGCGGCACAGCAGCGGCGCAACGTCTCGGCATTGTTCGGGCAGGCGGCCGCGGTGAAGCGGCTGGCCCTGCAGGCGGCCACGCAGCTGGTGGCGGCGTAGGGCATGGCCTGCTACGTCCTCGGCTGCGCGGACCAGACGGTGCTCTGCACCGACCACAAAACCTTCGGGATGGTGGAATGCTGCGAGGGCCACGAGCCCTCGCGGCACGGCTACGGCCTCTCGCGGGTGGCGGGGCCGCAGGTGGCCCTCTCCAGCCCGCCAGCGCCTCCCAGTGACCCGACCGGGGACGCCAACGCCCTGATCGTCGAAGTCCTGCGGAACGCCTTACAGGCCCTGCTGGGGCCGCAGGGTCCGCCCGAGGGGGGCTGGCGAGCCCGGCTGACGCCGCCGCTGCCGCAGCCGCCGACGGGGAGCCACGTCCGACCGTTCTAAGCCGCTTTCGCTTTCCTTTCAAAAATCTTTGGAGGCGGGTCATTTGGACGTTGACAAGCGAAACCGCCTTCGATTAAGCTGGGTGTGTTGGGTGGCGATGGGGCCGCCCGACACACACGGAGACCGACGATGAATCGCGTCGCAGAAGTCAATCGGGAACTGAAGGCCCTCGGGTACGCGGAACGGCTGCGGAAGGGGCGCGGGTACTACTACTTCGTGGAGGGCGAGGCGATGAACTGGTTTACCAGTTCCGTCCCGGTCTGCCACGCCGAGAACCTCAGCGTGGACCGCTGGCTGCAGGAATACGACTGGCTGAAGGCGGGGCGCTAACGACGGACACACACGCGGCCGGGATCGTGACAAGCGACCCCGGCCGCCTTACACGGAGACAAGTCCAATGACCGATTCGCAGTCTACCACGAGCACGATCCTTCCCACGTCCCAGTTCGAGCAAACGCTGTCCCGGCTGGTCGGGCTCCCCAACGGCGCCCACACCCAGCCCACCGTCGTGCAGGCGATGGACTTCTACGGCAACGTCAGCACCTATCTGGTGCAGACGGTGAAGTGGGAGGACGGCGAGAGCGTGTTCATCACCTGCGTGCAGGGCGAGCAGGCCACCAAGATGGTCCTGCCGCCGAAGGTGACCGCGGCCATCATCCGGCAGCGGGATGCCCTGACCACCACGGTCCGGCGCCGCCACGGTCGCAGGCTGGCGGCAGAGCGCAGGGCAGCAGGGACCCTGCCCACCTTCACACCCGAGCAGCGGGCGAAGGCGCTGGCGACCCGCACCGCGAAGGCGAAGGCCCGTGCCCGCCGACGGGCGGCACGGTAACACCCACCGGGAGGGGCCGCAGGGTCCCTCCCCTGTTCAGGAGACTCGACCGATGGCGCACTACTACAGCGAACCCGACCGGGACCAGCAGGAATACGACCTGCCCGACATCGAAACGTTCGAGCGTGACGGGGGCTGGTGGTGGTGGACCCGCTACCCGCGCTGCGGCCCCGACACGGACCCCGTGGGTCCCTTCGCCAGCGAAGCCGCGGCGCTGGCCGATGCCCGCATCCCCGTAGGCGACTAACCCCGTTGCAGGAGACCAGACCATGACACCGCCCATACTCGGCCGACAGTACCGCGTTCCGTCCATGCGCCGCATCGGCAAAGGCACCGAGACCGCCCGCCTCTACACCGACGAGGAGACCGCTACCGAGGCCTTCGCCCGCGCCGCGAAGCGGCTGGAGGCCGTGCTAACACAGGCAGGCGTGCTGCCCGCCACCGCCGACCACTACCTCGACGTGCGGCCGGAGGCCATCCTCACCTTTCTGGACGGGCAAGATACCGGGGCCGCACTCGTGGCCTGCCTCGCCTATCTGGACTGGTGCCGCGTCAACCGGCCCAGCACCTTCAACGTGGCCCTGCGGGTGGACTGGGCGGACCAGCGCGGGCACGCCTGCCCGGTCTGCGAGACGCCGCTCCCCGAGTGACCCACCGGGGGAGGGCGGGCTGTCCGTCCTTCCCCTGCTTGACAAGCCAAACCGCCTTAGTGTAGGATCACTGGTAGAGGAGACACAGACATGACCTGTCAGGAATGCGGACGCTGGATGCCCTCGGACCCCACCACCGGCTACGATGCCGACGCCTACTGCTCGATGGCCTGCGAGGAGGCCGCCGACCGGCGCCGCGCTGAGGACGAGGAGGGCGAGGGGGTGGACCCCGAGCCCACCACCTGCCCGGCCTGCGGCGAAGCGGGCTGCACCTCAGCGCCCTACTGCGGCCTGTTCCGGGGAGACCTCGCATGACCGAGACGCCCCGCAAGAAGAACGTCCACGCCGTCGCGCTGGGCCGCCGCGGCGGGAAGGTGGGCGGCAAGTCCACCAGCCCGGCCAAGCAGGCCGCCGCCCGCCGCAACGGGCTGGTGCCGAAGCGGCCCCGGGGCGAGTCCGCCGCCTGACCCCATGCCGTGGGAGGAGACGGACGAGGACCGGCGCGGGGAAGAAATGGTCCTCACCGTCTACGCCTACGCGGTGGGCGGCACCTATCAGCTGGCGCCGGTCGCCAGCCCGTGGGATGCCGACATCGCGCAGGCCGGGACGGTCCGGGCCGTCGTGGAGGTGAAGGTGCGCCGCATCGCCCGGGGCACCTACGCCACCTACAAGATCGACCAGCGCAAGATTGACGACCTGCTGACGGAGGCAGACCGGCGCGGCGTGCAGGCCGTCCTGCTCGTCCGCTTCACCGATGGCCTGTGCCGCCTGCTGCTGACCCGTGCGTGGCTCCAGCGGCACGCCACGGTCTCCACGCTGCAGCGCACCGGCCGCGCCGCCACGGTCTGCTATGAATGGGATAACCGGTGGTGGGACCCCGTGGAGGAGAACTGAGGGGCACGGACCCGACACGCTCGGGCGGCCCAGCCCATGGCAAGCGGACCCCCCTCTGCGCCACAACGCCCGATCCGTGCCATCTTAGGTGTGCTGTGAGGCCAGTCATAGCCCGGCGTCTCGCACGCCTCCACATCGAGCGCCGTGATCCGCTCCGCCGCCGAGAGGGTGCGCGACCTCATCGCCCTCAGCCGCTGGCCTCCGTCGCCCGCAGGGTCACCCGCGCCGCGCCGGTCGCCAGCGCCGTCGCTTTCACCTGCACCGCCAGCAGCCCGCCCACGCTGAACAGCCAGATGCCCGGTGCGGTGGTCGAGAACACCGCCGCGCCGCCCCCACTCGGCGTGCCGACGAGGGTGACAAAGTTCTGGCCATCGGCCGTCCCATAAAAGTTCAGCGACCCCGTGAAGGTGTCCGCCACCTGCACCATCGCCCCAGCGTAGCCCGTACACGCCAGCGTCACCGTCTGGGCGCTGAGCGTGAGCCGCCCCTCCTGTGTCAGTGCAGTGCTCATGCGTCCTTCTTAGTGCGCGGGCACGGCCCGCAGCGTGATCCGCGCCGGACCCGTATTCCAGCTCGATCCCACGACCTGCAGCACCAGCGCCCCGGCCACATTCACCCGCCAGAGGCCCGGTGCGGTCGTGCTGGTCGCCGCCGCCGTGCCATCGACGGGAGTGCCCTGCACCGGCACGAAGTTCTGCCCGTCCACGGTCAGCTGAAAACTTACCGTCCCGGCAAAGGTATCAGCCACCTGAATCACGGCACTGGCATACCCGGCCACCGCCAGCGAGACCGTGTCGGCGTTGCGGGTAATGCGTCCCTCGGTCGTAAATGCGTTGCTCATAAGGTGAAGTTCTGCCCGATGATTTGCCCGTACCAAAAGGCGCCCTGATCGACGCTCAGAAACCGATACCAGTCATGCTTGCCACTGGCCGAGGTGATGGTGGGGACCACCCCATTGGACCACTTCACCGCGCCACTAAAAAACGCCCATGTGCGGGGCGTGCCATCCCCGACGGTCCGGACTTCAAAGAAGGTCCGGCGATGGGATTCTAGGACGTTCTGAATGACCGTGGTCGTAATGTCCGCATCCATGATGAACGTGAACACGCGATTGATGGACAGGTCCAGCGTGATGGTGTTTCCGGCGATCCCGATGCTGATGTTCGTCACGTCATACGGCTTGCTGGAGGACTCCACTAGCCAGCCGTTCCGGGAGGCCACCACCGTGACCCAATCGGCATAGGCGGGCAGCACGACATAGGGCTGGTCATCGATCAACTCCCCCGCCGCCGCCACGAGGGCGAGTGAATACGGATTGGTATCATCGCGCTTGAGCGTGACCCTTCTGCCCAAGTTGCCCAAAATCGGATACAGCGTAACGGTCAGATTCGCCGTAAATGCCGCGGCCTCCACCACGACGTTGTCCCCCATCGTGGGCAGCAGGGTGAGGCTCGTCCCCGTCAGAATGCTCTCCTGCAGCCCAGAGGCGATGGAGAATCGCACCCAGTTCATGCCGTTACTGACGAAGGACAGCCCGTCGTACTGGGCTTGAATATTCCAGCCAATGGCCCCGTTGATCAGCTGCCCGCCAAACGGGTTGATGACCACCACGTGATTGGTCGCATCCGTTTTGATCACGCGAATCTTGCGGCCCGTATAGCCAATGGCCGAGTAGAGGGCGACACTCAAGTTGCCCGCCGTGGCATCCGCGAGAATGAGGACTTCCCCGCCATCGTTCGGCGTGACGGTATAGTTCCCGAGGATCGAAATCACACTGACCATGCCCGTTACTCCATTGATGTCGTCCTGTGCCGGGAAGATAATCTCGCCGTCCGCCGTGGTCACGAGGAAGCGATAGTTCAGGCCATTGTCGATATACAGCACCGGGAAGGTGCCCGTACTATCCGCAATGACCGGATTGGTATGGGCGTGGGCCGGGGCGAGGTCGGCGTTGTTGTAGACCGGGCTGGGCGTCGTGGTGCCGCTCAGATAGGTATACAGCTTCGCGCCCGCGGCGGGCTTGCCGTCAAAGAATACGGTCCAGCGTTCTATCGGGGCGAGGACGCCGCTCATGGTTTCCACCGTCCTGTTACGTTGCGCTCCACGACACGCCGCACGACATCGCTGGTCGTGGGCGTGCCCAGTGCCTGCTGCAGCTGCCGCTGCTTGGCAATCGCCATCACGGCATCAGCGGGTGAGATGCCACTCTTGGTCATCCTGACATACTCGTTCAGTTCATCTCGGTTCAGCTTCAGCTTCCCAGCAGACTCACCCGCGGCCGTCACGACTGTCGGGGCTTCAACAGCAGCAGCAGCGGGACCACTTGCCACCGTGGTGACGGCCTCCACCGGGGTCTTGCCCGCTCGCACCAGCGTCTCGGCCGCGGCAAACTGAGGCTCGGTCAGCTTCAGATTGGCGCGTATGGCGGCGAGGCCCAGTTCATTCTGGATTCGCTGCGGACTCATGACGATGCGAGGACCTGCTGCCACGGGCGGGGTGACGGGCGACAGCGGATTCTGAGGGAGCACGGGCGCCGTCACAGGCGCAACGGGAGGTGCGACAGGACCGACGGGAGGCACTCGTGGAGCCGCTATCGGTGACGGGGTAGGGGTGACACCCACGGGGGGAGGCGCGGCCCGTGCAGCGACGACAGGGGCTTCCACCGCCGCCGCTTCAGCCGCAGGCACCGCCGCCGCTTCAGCCGTCTGGGCCACGGTCGCAGGAGCCGCCGTCTTTCCACCCCCACCACCCGTGGTCGCCACGATACCGGTGGCGATGGCCGTCGCCGCACTGTCGGACAGCCCGATATGTTTCAGGGCTGACTTCACGACCTCATACTTGGCAATGGGTCCCAGTGAGGTCGCTGCACTTTTGGCTGCCGAGACGGCCTTTCCCGTTAGTCCTGTCGCTCCAGCAACGCCCCGCATGACGCCCAACCCGCCCAGTGCCACCAGTTCTGGCGGCATGCCCAGCAGCGAGGCGTCTGGTCGTCCCACCTGCAGATCACTCCCTGCATGCATCTTCTGCTGCACGTCAAAAAACTGCTGCTGCTCGACCGGGGTCATCTTCTGGGCTAATGCCGCAGCCCGTGACCGCTGCCCCGCATCCTCAGACAGCAACATGCCCGTCAGCTGTCGATAGTCCTCCTCGCCCAGTGCGGGTCGAACGGGATCAGGCATCAGCGTGTCTCCAGCCAGCGCAGACCGGGTGTCAGGGTGGCAGGCGTGCCACCGCCAGTCCCCATTTGCGGGTGTGACGGGTCAATCCCGTATTTCTTCAAAATCGTTTCGGATTCTGGAAGGAGGATTTTGAAGGGGTCCTCTTGGCCCATCACCTGCCGGTATTGCTGATCAAAGCTGATGACCTTAGACCCCAGCGCTGGCATGGCGATGGTTTTCACGTAATCGTTGAGTTGCTTCGCGCTGTTTTTGCTCAGGATGGCCTCTTGTACGTGGGCAATTTCCTGATCCGTCGCGCCAGACTTCTTAAAGGCCGCGGCGAGTTCTCCGGACAGGATCGACCGGATGCCGTCGAAGTTCGTCGGCGCGGAATCTCCAAACTCCGTACGCAACCAGTTGTAGGCCTGATTCCCCTGACGGAACATGCCATTGTCTAAGGCCGCGATCACGTTCGTAAACTGATCGAGGTGCCCAATCGCGGTATTAAGCGAATTGATCGTCTGCGACTGCGGCCCAGACGTGAAGGCCCGCCGCATGGCTTGCCGCGTTGGATACTGGGTGGAGTCATAGGACGGGTTGACCTGATTCACCCACTGCATGAGCGTCTCGCGCATCCCGCCGCGCATGGAGGCGACTTTGGTCGGATCTTCGTCGTAATGGGCGATCTTTTTGACGGTGCTGCGCCACTGGATCGGGATTGAGTCGAGGAACTGTTCCCCTTGCACGTTCCAGTCGCCAGCGGGCGCGGCGGCCGAGCCCGTATTCACCGTGACGTGGGCTGATTCGGCTCCGGCTTTGATCACTTTCAGCAGCCGGTTGTATTCCTCAGTATCGCCCTGTGCGTCGGCATCATTCAGGCGCTGCTGCAGACTCCGCGTGTCGGGCTTCTCGGCAGGCGTGGCGGGACTCAGCAGCCTGTCGCCCTGCCACAATTCGTTGGTCGGCGTGCGTTGAATGATCGGCGGCTTGGAGTTCCTGAGATTGTTGACTTCCAGCTGCTGCTTCTCCACGTTCAGCTGTTGGAGGTGGGCCGCCACGTCGGCATCCAGCCGCTTCTGGATCACTTCATCAAAGAAGGGCTGCATGTCCGGCCGCCCAGACCGTCGCACGGCGTCCCGCACTTTGATCGGGTCCAGCTTCCCGGTTGCCGGGTCATAGCTGCTGCTGTAAATCTGTGCCGCAATCTGCTGCTTGTCCTGTGCGTCAATCGCGGCACTCTGCGCCCGACGACCCTCCTCCAGCTGCTGCTGCCGAATCTCCGCCTGCTGGGCCGCTGCCTGCGCCGCCTGTCGCTCGGCCGCGACCTGCAGGGGAATCTGTCCCGCCTGCTGCACCAGCCCACCCCACATCGAGCCCCGTTGACGGCGCGCCTCGGCGGCCGCCTGTCCCTGCTGCATCAAGATGTCCGCAATATTGAAGGCCATCGTCTGTCCTTACACCAGCTGCGAGGGCCGCCCGGCAATCGAGGCATCCAGCCCATACTTCGCAATGTCCGTCTGCCGCCCCCACCAGTCATTCTCAGCGTTCCGGGTGTTGCTGATGAGGTCCTGATAGGCCTGATACAGCTTGTTATAGCGGTTCAGGTTGTTGGTGACATCGGTACCGTAGGCATTCTCGTTGACGTTCCGGGTGTTGTAGGCATTCGTGACATCGCCCTGATAGGCATTCTCATTCACCGTTCGGGCATTGCCCAGATTGTTGGCCATATCCTTAAACTCGCCGTACCGACCGACGTAGGTATCGTAGGCGCGGTTGTAGACGTTGGCGTATTCATTGGAGGCCTGTGTCTGCAACTCGCGGGGGAGCGTGCGGGCGACGAACCCACCTGAGAGGACCGAGCCCTTCGCGGCGGCCGAGCGTTCAAACCCCCGCTGCGCCGCATCCATCCGGGCCTGATAGCCGGGATCGGCCTGCAGATCGGCCACCGACGGCGCGACAAACTTATCCGTCCAGACGGGTGGGGTATACGGACCCTGCAAGTAGTCGGGACGGACCGGGGCTTTGTATTCCCCCTGTAAGTAGTCGGGCCGCGCCAATGTGTTGTAGGTTTCGCTGAAGGGCGCGGGCGGTCCTCCAAAGGACATCGCGTAGTTGCCCGAGGTGGTACCACCCCCACCCCCGCCACCACCCCCACCACCACTCGTATTCGGCGGCACGTACCCGCTGCTGCTCGTGCCATCGTCGGGGCCATCGGTGTTTTTCCCGCGCTGCTCGTACTGGGCGGCAAGCGCCCGCTTGTGGGCTTCCAACTCGCTGGGAAACGCGATCCCGCCGATCTTGGATTCCTTCTCCCAATCGGTATTGGGATCGGCTTGCAGCGCCCGGAACCGCGCGACGCCCGCCTCAATTTCCTGCAGCCGCGCGAGATCGGACGCCCGATCATTTTGCGTATGCGGGACGTTGTATTGGTTCTCAAGCCCCGTGACAAACGCCCCAAAATCTTCGCCCTTCGGTGGCGTGGTCGTGGTCGTCCCGGTCGTCCCGGTTGAGGGCTGAATATTGGGATACGGCCCCGTCCCGCCGTTGTCAAACTCCGGCGTGTTGGGTGCCCCCAGCACTTGACCAGTTCTCGGATCAAACGGAGGGTCACGCTCGTCCGTCGAATAATAGACGCCGGTGGTCGGGTCTTTGACAATGGCCATTAGCCGAAACTCCTCATGACGCCGTTATTGGGTTGCCACGGACTGCCCGCCAGCGCCGCTTGCAGCCGGGACAACGCCGAGGTCCCGGCCTGCCGATAGGGGGAGAGATTGGACAGGTAGTTCCCAAACTGCTCTTTGTTGTAGCCGAGGAGTTCCGCCGCCCGCTGCCGGGTATAGGCCGTGTTCTCCTCACCGTGTAGCCGGTCGTAGGCGGTCTGTTCCTCGGCCCGCTTGCGCTCATAGGCCTGTTCCTCCAGCGCCGCCGCGAGGGCCTTATCGTTGTATTCCTGCTGAATACGGGCAGCATCCATCTGGGCTTTGCTCTGAATGAGGGCACCCCCGAGTTGGGTGCCCGCTTGAAAGCCGTACTTCGCCAATAACTCTGTCAGGGGTGTGAGCGCCATACCTGTGCCTTTCCCTGCCGCCTGTTCCGCCGTTCGCCTCACCGCGTCTGCAATGTACTGACTTCCTCCAGACGCCGCACCCGTCACCCCACTGCCCGCGCCGAAGCCGAGTTCGGCCCCTGCGCCGCCGTAGGCCGCGCCCGTACCATAGCCCACCGTATCCAGCGCCGAGGCGGTCGGACCCACCGCCGCGTGTCCACCTCCGAGGAAGCCCGCCGCGGTGTGGCCAAACATGCCCGCATTGGCCGCGCCCAGTGTCAGGCCCGTGGCCGCGCCGATGTTGGCGATGTTGCCCCAGTCCATCGGCGTTTCCCAGTCCCCCGTCTTGGGATTAAAGCGCGGCGCATGACGGAAGATGCTGGTGGTGTCCGTGGGGGCGTCCTTCCCAAACGCCACTGGCGAGATATAGGTCCGTGGCCCCGGCTGGTCCATGTAGGCCCGGCCCAGTGCGTCATACTGCACGGTGTAGGTGTATGCCATCAGACCACCAGATACATGAAGGTCAGCGTGATCCCCGTGGAGGCAACGGTGGCGCCGGGGTTCCACGCCATTTGGGCGCGGTGCGTGGTGCCATTGGCCGTGATCGTCACCGAATAGCCAAAGACAATCGACGCCGCGCCCGAGCCCGTGCATTGATCGAATCCCGTAAACGCCGAGGGAATCGGCAGTTCAATCCCCAGCTCGGTGTTGGTATTGGCCGCCGTCGGGGTCACCGCAATGACGCCCGAGACCATCACCACATTGCCGACCCGGAAGAAATGAAACTGAAAGGGCGTCGAACTGGTCACATTGATCTCATTCAACAGCGTCGGTGTGTAGACCTGCCCGCTGTTATTGGCCCCCGTGCCGCCGCGGGCCGTACTGAGTGTGCCCGCCCAGCCCATCGTCGCGGTCACGGCCTGCAGCAGCGCCTCCGACGGGAGGCCCGTCAGCGTAATCGTGACGTTGACATCGTTGACCCCGGTGAGTGCCGAGCCGGGGAACGCTTGGGGTGTGGAGACGCCGCCCACGACGTTCTGCCAGAGCCAGCCCGTCGTCAGCGCCCCCATATTGGTCTCGTTACTGAGACCCGGTTCTGACGTGGAGGTCCAAAAGGTGGCCGCGTTGGTGGGGGGTGGCGGGCTGATATCACCGGCCGGGATCGTCGTCACGGTGCTCGGGGTCGCCACCCCGGCCACGGTCGTCTGCTTCAGATATCCCGTTGCCAGTGCTCCCAGATTCGTCTCGTTACTCAGACCCGGCTCGTCGGTGGAGGTCCAATAGCTGGCACTATTGGGGGATGAGGGCGGGCTAATATCAGAGGCCGGGATCGTGGGCGTGGTGCTCGGCGTGGCCACGCCCGCCACGGTGGTCTGCTTCAGATAGCCGGTCGGGAGGGCACCCAGATTCGTCTCGGCACTCAGGGCAGGTTCTGCCGTGGCCGTCCAGTAGGAGGCATCTATGGGGGCCGGGACCGGGCTGATGTCCGTCGCGGGAATCGTGGGCACCGTGAACGGATTCGCAAATCCTCCGCTGGTGGTCTGCTTCAGATAGCCAGACGGCTGGGCACCCAGATTGGTCTCAGCACTGAGCGCAGGCTCAGCCGTGGAGGTCCAATAGGTGGCGTTATTGGGCGGTGGCGGCGGGCTGATATCGCTGGCCGGAATCGTCGTCACGGTGCTGGGCGTGGCCGTCGCCACAGCCGTCGTGATCTTCAGGTAGCCCGAGGGCAGGAGACCGAGGTTGGTCTCATCGGTCAGCTGGCCATTGAAGGTCGAGGTCCAGTACTTCGCGTCAATGGGGGCCGTCTGAATCGCGGCCAGAAAGCCCTGCAGCGCGAGATAGTAATTCTTCCATTGCAGGTTCAGGTCGCCCGTCCGCGGGTCCACCATCGGCACGTTGGAAGGCGGCAGCGGGAGTCCGGCCACGACGGCCATTACTTCGCCTCCTCGCCGGGTGGCACGATCTGCTTCGCCAGTGCGCCGTAGTTGGCCGCGCCCACCGCAGGCAGCAGCATCCCGAATTTCCGCAGGATGTCGATCAGCTTATCGTCGGTGATGACGTAGTTATACGTGCCCTGCCCCACCTGCCGGGACTCCTGATCCAGATACTTAATGCCGGGCACGCCCGCCTCTCGCAGCTGCGTGCTGGCGGCCTTCTTGCGATCCACATAGGTCATCGAGCCCCGGCTTTTAATATCCGCCGCATCCGCCCGCGCGTGATAAAACTCTTTGCCCGTCTGGGCCAGAAATTCATCTTCGCGCGCCATCCGCCATTGGGCGATCTTGGCCGTGACTTCTTCAGGGCTCCCGCCCTGAAAGGTGGCGATGGCTTTCTTCGTTTTCGGATCAATCACCTCAGATCGGTACTGCCGCCCCCAGTGTTCCGTGGCATAGTCGCCCAAGTCCAGCGCCTGAATGGGCGTCTCTTTCCACGTCAGGCCAAACTCAGACCGTTGCCGGTTTCGGATCTTGTTGACCGCCGCTTGCACATGTTCGCTCTGCTCGCTTAGCGGCTTGTCCCAGTCGAGGAGGTGCGCGGGGTCGGCGTTGATAGCAATTTCATACATGTGGCCGTGCTGGGAGGCGATACCCTGCTGCTCCCACTCGGCCAGTAGCCGCAGCTGCTCCTTCGCCTCGGTCACCACCTGATCGTTGTCGCCCCGCCAGCGGGCCTTCGCTTGATGGGTCAGATCGTCTTTGACCTGCGCGAGAATCTCCGCCTCCGGCGCCGTGCGATTGATCATCCGATGGTCCCCAATACGCCGGATCAATCGCGCCTCGGGCGACATCGTTTGCGACCACTTCGGCATCGGTAGCGGCGTGCCGCCCACCTTTACCTCGGGCGTGGCGAGGGACAGATAGGACTCGGCGGTGGGTTCCATCTGCGCGGAATAGTGCCCGTGTCCGAAGGTCGCCGCCCCCTGCCCCGTCCCGATCTTGCTGCTGTCAAATTTCTCAAAGTCATACGGGGAAGCGTGGAAGGCTTTGATGGGTCCGCCACTCGGGACATCGGCCCCCATCACGGCCAGCACTTGCGACTGCGGGTCCGCCACCATCGCGGCGGGGTTGGGATTGGGCAGCACGCCCTGCAACGGCTTCGGCCACGGGTTGGCATTGACAATCGCCCTGAGTACCTTCACCAGCTGCGAATCCAGCACGGAGGCGTTCTCCGGCTTCAGCCACTCGGGCGTGGGGTCGTACATCGCGGTCGGCATCTACTTCGCCTCCTGCGACTGCTGAAAGAGGCCACCGTAGTTCGCCGCCCCTGCGGCGGGGAGCAGCAGGCCAAACTTGCGGAGAATGTCAATCAGGCCTTCATTGCCGGGGAACACCACATAGTTGGAGGTGCCTGCGCCCACCGCACGGGAGTCCTGATCTAGATACTTGTTGCCGGGAATCCCCGCCTCTCGCAGCTTCTGTGAGGCCACGGCGGGCTGATGGATGCCAATTTCCGGAAAGGCCCCCGGCTTGGCATGAATCCGAGACAATAACTGATAGGCGTCCCGGCCCGTAAATTCAGGGTCGGTGATATCCCCCAGCATCGCCTCCGCATTCTTCCATGCTTGGGCTTCCGTATTGGAGGCCCCCACCGTCTGATCCCCGATTTTGATCAGCCAGTTGTTTTTATTGTGGGCACTCTGCACCACGGTGAGGTTCTTGCGGAGGGCGTCGATGTGCGGAGCCAGCGCCGCCTGCACATGGGGTTGTTCGCTGACGGGCTTATCCCAGTCCAGAAACTGCGTGGGATCGGCGTGAATAGCGACCTGATAGCTATGGCCGGGACGCTCCCCAAACGTGAGGGACACGGCATTCCGACGAGCCAGATCCGCCCGCAACCGCTGGGCCGCGGGCACCCCCTCCGGCCATTCCGTGGCGTAGTCCCGTATCTTATCGTCTAACACCTTCAGGACGTGGGCTTGCACTTGGTCAGGCGGGGTGCCGACCATAGCCCGTTGATCGACCAGCAGATCCTCCGCGAGGGAGGACCGGATATTCTCATAGAGGGAATTGCCCTTCGGGCTGTAGTCGAATCCGTTATGCTGGCCCACCTGTAAGGTACCCAGCTTCAAATTCTTTATTTCAGGATGTCCCGCTTGGTCGGCGCGATAGGACTCCGCCGTGCCGGGGTGTTCTGCGATGTACATCCCATGCCCGTAGCTCTGAGCCCCCTGCCCCGTCCCGATCTTGCTGCTATCGAACCGCTCAAAGTCATGTTTGGACCCGTGGTAGCCCTGAATCCGTGGTCCCCCGCTGGGCACGTCGGCACCCATGAGGGCGAGGACCTGCGACTGCGGGTCCAGTGCCATCGCCGCGGGGTTCGGGTTCGGGAGGACGCCCTGCAGGGGCTTCGGCCACGGGTTGGCGTTCACGATGGCGCGCAGCAGCTTGACCAGCTGCGAATCGAGGACCGAGGCGTTCTCGGGCTTCAACCAGTCCGGCGTGGGATCGTACATCGCGGTCGGCATTATTTGCCCACCGCCTGTGACTGGTCATACATCGATCCGTAAGTCTGGGACCCCGCGCCGATAGCGGGCAGCAGCAGCCCCAGCTTCTTCAGAATCTCCAGCTTGTTCTCGTCAAAGACCACGTAGTTGTAGCTGCCCTCGCCCTGCCGTCTGGATATCTGGTCCAGATACTTAATGCCGGGAATCCCACGGTCCCCCAGCGTCTTGGACGCTAGCTTCGCCGCAAACTCAGGACTGACATCCTCATCCGGGTGCAGCTTGCGATAGATGTCTTTCCCCACGGGATCAAACTTCGCGGCCTCCACAATTTCCCCGATGGCATGATGATTCGCCCCCGGCACGAGGTCATGCAGCTGTTGCCACGATGCATCCGTCAGAGGGGTGGCGCCGCTGATGGCCTCACGCACAATGGTCAGAGCTTTGGCCGCATCGGCCGGGGTCTTGGCCTTCTGCTGAATGTCTCGCTCGTAACTGGCCTGCCACTCCGGCGCATCGGTCTTGTGCAGGTCGAAGGGCTTCAGCGCCTCTTGGACGTGCGGGCTCTGCTGACTCAGCGGCTTGTCCCAGTCCAGTAGGTGTTCGGGATCGGCGTGGATGGCGACCTGATACATGCGGGCCGGGGGCTTGATGGCCTTCCCGGCTTTCACGTTCTTCAGGCCCTCGATCAGCGCCTCCAGCGGTTCGATCTGGTTGGTCTGGTGACTCTGCCGGGCCTCCTCCGAATGCAACGCCAGCGCCTTCAGCCGGGGCAGCCGGTCCTGAAACTCCGCCAGCAGGTTGTCCACGGTGCGGGCGCCCACGGTCGGGTCCGTCTGGATCGTGTCCCTGAGCCACGCGGGGACTTTCCCGCCGCCTTCCACGTTGAACAGACTGAAATCGCCCCCACGGCCTGCAAAGTTCTCCCAGTAGTATTTGGCCGTGCCGTGCCGCTGGGCGATATAGGCCCCATGCCCGAAGGCCTGCGCCCCTTCCCCCGTCCCGACCTTCGACAGATCAAACTTGTCGAAATCATGCGGAGAGGCGTGCCAGCCTTCAATCCTCGGCCCGCCGCTGGGCACGTCGGCCCCCATCAGGGCCAGAATCTGGTCCTGCGGGTGCAGCGCCATCGCGGCCGGGTTGGGGTTCGGCAGGCGGTCCTGTAGCGCCTTCGGGAGGGGGTTGGCGTTCGCGATGGCCCGCAGCAGCTTCACCCATGCGGGGTCCAGCACCGAGGCATTCTCGGGCTTCAGCCACGCCGGGGTCGGGTCCTCCATCAGGGTGGGCATGTCACAACTCCCCACTCCCGTTGGTCGTCCGCAGCCACGCGCCGGTCCAGACACAGGCCACCGGGTCGGTCTGCGTCACCCGAATCACCAGCCGGTCGGCCCGTGCCCGGCCCAGCCGCCGCCACACGGCGCGGTCGGTATACGCGCCAATGCGTCCCAGCGGCGCGTTCCCGGCATTGACGAACGTATGGGCGCTGTCCCGGCTGATCTCCAGTGTCGCCATCGGGTCGCTGCCCTGCCCGAGCACCAGCCCGATCCCCGGCTGCGTCCCCAGTTCCACCTGCTCCAGAAACAGCCACTGGGCCTCAGCCGAGAGATAGGGCGCGGTCCGCTCCCGCCGAATGATGGCCCCGTTGTCGGTGTAGGTGTTCAGGTCCAGCGTGTAGGTGTCCCCGCTGCTGTAGTCCCCCACCAGCACCAGCCCGTTGGTCGTGGTGCTCCCCTTCGCCCGCCAGCGGACATACTGCCCGGTGATGCTGTCCCAGCCTGCGCGGGTGTGCCACGCCTTCTCGGTCGCATCGTAGACAAAGGCATCGGTCGGGTCCGGGCTGCTGGGCAGGACGAAGATGATGAACACGTGGCCTTCCTGCTCGTAGGCCATCGCGTAGACATCCGCGAGTGAGGGGCAGTCCGCAATGTGCTGCTCAATGGGCGGAATCGAAATCGGCTGCGCCAGCGGGTCGGTTGCCATCACAATGCGCCGTAGCCCGTGCTCCGTGGTCGCCAGCCAGAAGAAGGTATCCGCGTAGAGTGTCAGCGCCCACGGGGAGACGAGTCCCACCTGCGTGGCGCTGCCGGGATAGGGCAGAAACGGCGTGTCGGTGTCGCCACTGTCATAGAACAGCGTGGTGGTCTTACTCCCAAAGGCCCAGATCCGATCCCGGCTCACCGCAATCCCCACAATGGTGTCGGATGTGCCGAACCGGATGAAGTTATCGATCCCGTCCCACTGGGTCATATCCTCCTGATAGCTGAACCAGACCACCTGCGAGTTCGCCTCATTGGCGAGGGTGTAGCTATCCAGAAAGGCCAGCATGACCGGGCCGGTAAAGGGCAGCACGACCGCTGTGAGTACGCCCGTGACCAGATGCAGGACATAGAGTCCGCCTGCGCTCACCACGCCCAGTTGGTTCCCGCCGCTCCCGGTGCCGACGGAGTTGCTACTGATGCCGTTGCTGCTGAAGGAGACCGGCTGCCCGTCCGTCCCGACATCCCCCAGCGCCACCCACGTGGTCAACAGGGTATTCAGTTCATAGAGTACGGACCCGATGACCGCCCACGTGCGGCCGTCCTGTGTGAACATGCCCCGGCAGCCACCCCCAAAGACGGACGCGAACAGCTTCAGACCGGGCGTGCCGTAGAGCGTGGTGGTCTTGGGTGAGCCTTCGACCTGCCGCGTTTCTTTGTAGACATTGACGGCGGTATCCACGGAAAACGTGGAGGACCGGGTCTCATAGAAGCCGCCGTTGAAGGCCTCAAACGGAGGCACTAGCCTCCGCTCCCCGTCCGGATATTGTAGGTGGTGCGCCGTCCCTGCGTGAACACGTAGGCGTCGTTGCCGAGGTCACTCAGCTTGTCATTGCTGCGCCGCATCGCCGCCACACTGGCCACCCGAATCCGGTTCGCCGCAGGGCTCAGCGTCCGCCCATAGGGCGTCTGCAGCAGGTCCGCCAGTGCATACTTCAGCGCCTTCGGATAGCCCTCGGGCACGAACATCTCGGTGCTCAGATCGGGAAACTGGACAATCGACTTCTGCAGGAACAACTCGATGTTGTTCACCGAGGTATTGGGCACCGGCCACAGGAAGATGGAGCCCAGATCATGCTGGTAGGTCGGGTTGTAGTAGAGGCCCGTCGGCTGGCTGTTACTCAGGTCGGGTAGCTGGTTCGCGTCGTAGGCCTGATCGGTGTAAATCCCCAGTGGCACCCGCACCTCGGGATTGCTGGCTGTCAGAATCAGATTGGCGCTGACGAGGGAGTTCTGATTACTGGGCCGCTCGGTGTTGAAGTCCCCACCGATCCCGATGGTGTAGGGATTCATCGGGCCGCCCTGTCCAGCCACGAGCAGAAACCGCTCCCGGCCGATGACCGGGATGGCCGAGTTCTGCTGCGACCACTCGCTCAGCAGGTCATTCAGCTGACGGCGGGCAAACTCGCCATCAGGGGCGGGAATGCTTTCCCCCGGCAGGAAGCAGTTCAGAAACC